TTTCCATGAACCTTTATCGTTTATATAATCTTTCAAACTTGCACCAATCTTACAAACGCTACCCTCTTCAAACCAATATGTGTTTATAATCTTACCCATGTGAAAGTAAGAAGATGCAATCTGACGTTTTTTTAATATTGCTACATGCTTGTAATTTAGTTCCGCTAATAGCTCATACAAAGCCATATGATATTGAGCGTCCCTTACTTTAGCAAACCCATACTTTTTTTCTTCCTTATCATAAATAGGAAGAAAGTTAAGCCACATATAATAATCCCTAGTAAGGTACCAAAAATTACCATTGTTTTTAAAAATTACTCCTTTTCTACACTTTTCCTTTTGATCATCCCAGTAATAATTAAAATCTTTAGATCTAAATGGAGCAGCACAGTAAAAACCCTGACTCTCAAAATTTTTAGATTGTTCATTAAATGCCCAAGATGTTTCATCAAAGGCATATTCACCAGGAACTTTAAATATAGAAAGTATAAAATCAATAAACTCCTGATCCGTATCAAATTTTGTGACGGTCCATGTGTTATTCTCGTATGTGGGTATAACTCTAATCACTAAAATCTGTAATTACAGCTAGAATATCAGCGTGAGAAATTAGTAGATGTTTTACACCATCATGGTACATTTCCTGTGCATTAGCATAATCAACATACTGAACTAAATCTCCAACATTAATGTCAGAAATTTCTTTACCAATGCCAACTACGTGGCCTTGATAGGTTTTTTCACGGACATTATCCGGAATAATAATCTTAGTGCCTGGAAAAAATTGCTCAGGTTTTTTTTCCAGTATCAGGATCTTTTTCCCTATCGGGGTTATCTTTTGGTTTTTCATCTTTTACTATTTTATATTTTTTCTTATTTCCTTCATTTATAAAATGGCAATCGTCCCAATAACAAAAAATTAATTTAGGATGTTTACTCATAATTAAGGCTTTAATAAATGTTTATACGTATCATAAGTAGGATCAAATGTAGAATAATGCTCTGTAATTTCTTCTCCAACATTAATATCTCGTAGAGCCTTTCCAGTGGCACCGTCAACAGATGGATTGTCGGCATGATTAATATACATAGTATCATCCACAGTATAATATACATAATCACCCACATTCCAAGTGTAAGTTTCAATATATAAAGTTGAAAAGGCACTTAGCTTTTGGATATCATTTTTATGAATTTTGCTAGTACTATCTTTATATACCAATGAGTCTTTTGGAATAAACTCATCAGTAAACAAACCTAATCCCTTGCCGTTTGATTCTCTAATTGAAGTTTTAAATAAAATCATAGTTTTGTTTCTGTATTAAAATCTGTAATATAACTACTATCTGTAGAATAACCGCGACTAGAATCAACAGTGTACAAATTCGTGTCAATTTTATAACCTGGGTTATTATTAATTCTGTTAAATGTGTAAGCTTTATCAATCCAAACAATCCTGTTATTGGGATAAATAAAATAGTTGCCATTATCCATTTTAAACACATGCCCACATTTATGCTCATATGTTTCAGAAAAATTTGTGTCCAACATTGTTTTGTTTTCGTGAGACCAATCGAGTGTAAACATATAGACACCCAATCTTTTAACCCCACTAATAGATCGCAATTCAGCACTTAATGGATACAACCGTGCTCTTACTTGCACATCAATGTACGGACTAAAACTATCCCAGTAAACATGTTCACTGAGCGGTAAAACTTCTGCATCTTTTTTCCAGCAAAAAGCATGAATAGGCCGGCGAGTCCAATTAACTCCATTTTCTAAAAACGCCTCAAACAAAGGTACCATTCCTTCTATTGATGCAACAGTATGTATGTTTGCCACAGTATATTCACCATAACCACGCTCATGGTTAAACAAAAACTCATTGCGGATAAAGCAAGGTGTCAATGGAAGATTATGATTTAAATACGCCATAAATTAAATTTGATCATAAGCTAAACCTTGACCACCACGAACATGACTTTCTTGTTCTTGTTTCATATCATTTAGAGTTCCTTTATACGATGCTCTAATTTGTTCAAACTTTGCTGCAGCGTTTATAAGTGAATTAATATTGCCATCTCGACCATGTTCAATAGCTGTTGTTTCCATATATTTAGCTAATCTATCTAACATAGACTTAATACCTCTATAAGCTCTGTATGTAGGTGTTTCATAAAGTTTATTACATGTTGCAATAGCCCTTAAAATTACTTCATCTTCAGGAGATTCTTCCAATAATACAGCTTCAATGATTAATTCTTCTTTTTCACTTTCAGGTACATTAAAAAAAGGATTCATATCTGGATTAGGGCAGGTCATATAAAATATATACTGATAAACAGACATATACGTTTCCGGATAACTTTCCATAACGGCTTTTAAGGAATCCAGTATATAGCAATGTTCAGTTGGAATTGCTTTACCATTTTGAACATCAAATAATCTTATTATCATTTTCTATCTTTTAACCAATGCATTAAACTACTAACTTCATCCTTTAAATATGGAAGCTCATAAAATACGATATCTTCAATAACCGGTTCCCCGTTGGAATACTCAATTATGGGATAACCATTTTTGTCATTTCCAATTTGAGAAAATTTCACATGCTGTAATGTGAGTTTGCCAACACTTAATCTCGGATTATGCTTCTTTATAATATACGCATAAATACTCAATTGTAAGTTATAATGATTAAGATTGCAGTCATCTAAATGTGAAAGTGGTGCTTCCATCTTTTCAGATACACCCTCCCAATTTGTAAAACTTTTCTCTTTAATCTCCTTATTTGTTTTATAGTCTGTGATATTAAACGTATTGCCAATAACCTCAATTAAATCTGCTTGGCCACAAATTCCGGCAGACTTCAAATAAACTAAATGCTCAGGATAAATCCCTTCACATAATCTTTGATCTGATGAAATCTTAACTCCATTTTCAATAATTGGTTTTACAATTGGAAGCTCAACACCATCTTTGCTTATAGTTTCAAATTCAAAAAAATCAGATTCCCTTTGCCGGTGATACCAATTACCTAAAGTAATAGCTCGTTCTGTTTCATTATCCCAAATGGCAATAACATCGGACTCCTTCATCCCATACCATTTTGATTTTTTATTTTGCACTACCTTCTTTGCTGTAGCTCTAGCATCAAACTTACGCTTAAACTTACCAATAAAAGATGTTACACTAACCCAGTCTATACCGTCATCTTTAATACTTTTGTATTCATGCCCGGCCTCATTAAATAAAACACCCATAGTTAAAACTTAATATCCAAATTATAAATAGAAGTATTAGTAGAAACCCACTCATTAGGTGGATATGCTGAAATAGAAACATTTTCTAACATATTGATATATTCACCTTCCGGTATAACGGAATCATTCAAACCAGCTTCACCATCAGAATTATCAATATCATTTAAATCACTAAGCAATATTTCAAATGCTTCTTCATTATCAATAGACTTAACAAATAGCATTTTAGATCTAACATACTCCCCCAATTCTTCATTACTATCAATAGCGTTAATCTCAGATTCAAAAAGTTCAATCTTCATAATTAATATTTGTTTTAAGTTTTTGTTCTGTTTCTTCATCCATAATTGCTTTCCACTTGTTCTTTGGGCAACTAGATGACAAAGCACGAGTTTTAAATTGTAAACTGCAACCGCACTCTTTACAACATGGTTGCGTACCATAAGCAATACACTTTTCACCAATTGTATCCAGGCTGTCGCATTTTTTACATATAGACCACCGTAATGCAGCCTCTGCTTCTATATGTTCCTTTTTAAAGATATTGTTCTTAATACCCTCAAATATCTGAGAACTATTTCCAAAAGCGCCTAAAAATTTCTTTAAATCCATTTTTAACTTTTTGTTTTTGAATACTTATCAATCTTAAACTTTTGTTTGTCTTTTAAAATCTCATCATACTCAGCATTTATCTTTTCAAGCATTTCAAGCTTTTCTTTTACAGCAACGCTTTTTTCATAACCATTGTACGTGTTCTTAGCAAGATTCCCTAAAATATCTTTATTTCTCTTAATAGTCTTTTCCAATTTCTTTTTCCTAATTACAAACGTACCAAGACTCTCAATGTAAACCCTGGTACTATTTAAATTACTTAAATTTTTTCTAACTTCAGTGTAGAAAAAATCTATAAAATCAGAGACAACCTTAGGATGTACACCAACTTCTTCGGCAATACCATCTTCAAAATCTTTGTACTTTTTAGGATTCACTACCAAATATTTTAAAATCTAAAAGTATGTTTCCTGGTTCAGGAACTTGTATATCATCATTAAGTCTGATAATTTTTTTGTTTTTACCGGATTTAACTATAAGATTCCTAGAGTACGCTTTAGCCAAAGCATTACGCACAGATTGTTCACTCTTAAAAATTTTCATATTGAACACAATACTGCAGAACTTAGTAAGCTCAATGTCTTTATTTAAAGCAAGTTGCGTTAAACAATCTAACTCAGAATCTGTAATATGAATTGAATTAAAGAAGCAATGAGTGAAAATCTGATATTTCACAGCATTTTCACTCGTTGTTCTAATTCTCTTATCTACTTTATTTACTAATGGCATTTTATATTAGTTTACACTTAATGGTTTACTATAAACTCATAATAACATCTATCAGCCTTGGATCCGGATAAACATCCATCTTATCACGCCTGATATTAGTGTGAGATAATAAACCTTTTACTTTTCCATAATAAGCATCCTCCTGAAATTCAAAAGCTTTCTTGGGGCCGTCTTTCTTAATCCACTCGTACAAACCAACTTTTAAATCAACACCATCTCTTTCACCAATAAACCTTAACCATTTAGATATAGCATCAATTTGGTTATCTGAATACCGGTGCCAATTTACAAATCCCCTAAATGGTGAGTCTAACGTAATAACCTGCTCAGGAGCAGCAGTGCTCTTCTTGTAGGTTTTAAATTTAGCGTCAAGATACCCTATTGAGCAAATTTCCAGACCTACAGCCCTCCGATTCATATAACCTGATCCTGAGTTACCTATGTGCCAAGCATTATTACCAGTCGGAAAAGCTTGAACCATTTCACCATCATATTTGCTTGCACTTGTAGTATGATCTTGACCACCCAACACAAACTCAGTACCTATACGCCCACGGGTGTCTTTAGCCCATATATCAATTGTACTATAAGGATTATCATCACCGGCTGTATGGTGAAGAACAACATACTCCTTAGGCACATTTTCACTAACATACTCATTCTTAGGCATATAATACTGATGTATCAGCTGATCATAGTTGTTTGACTTATAATTAACAGATAAATCTGTGTCCTTATCAATAGCCTCAGCAAAACCAGTCTTTGACAAAAGAAGCGTCCAGGTGGCATTTCCAACAACACCATCCGGAAAAAGCTCGTGGTACAACTGATAGTTTACTACAGCAGCTCTAGTCTTTTCACCAAAAATTCCATCAGCCTTCAAATTCAAAAGTTGCTGCAGCTTTACTACATCTTGACCAGTATCCCCCTTTTTTAGCATCCTCATACTAGTTTCTCTTTAAAGATCTACGAGGTGCTTCTTCAAGCATTTCTTCATCTGATTCAGTTGCGGAGTCAGTCTCCGGATTAGAATCAGCAAAAAGCTGAGCCATAAACATTTGAGCTCTGGTCCTCCTTGCTCTAGCCTCCTCAATTTCAGCAAGCAAATTTTCGTATTTTACCTGAACCTCCAAATGCCCAATATTGGACCTGTAAAATTCTGTAATCTCTTCCCTCTTTTGGGCAATTTCCTCCTTTGAAAGCTGTGGTCCAGCTTCTTGTTCTGAATTGTTTTGCATTTTTTATTTGGTTTAACTATTGCAAATATACCAAATAAAGTTAAATAAAAAAGGTTTATATATTTATTTTTTTATTTAATACATCCAATAACTCAGCACATCTCTCATATTCTTCGGATTCCTCATAGTATTTAATCACATCCTTTATAGTACTCTCACTTATTTCCTTATCCGGGTCATGAACCAAAAGTGTCACAGCTCCCTTACTGACATCCTCATCTAATAGATCCGTGAAGCTAACCTTATTAGTAATGATCCTATAAGTGCTATAATAAGCTTGCTTGAGTTTTGTTTCAAATTCAATAACTTTATCCATACTACAATATACCAATTTTTTTTTTCAGTCCCAAATTTAACTACCCCCCATCCATATAGGGAAAATATATATCCC